GAGATCGGCTTCGTTGACCACCCCGAGATTGCCAACAGCGGCGCCAGCCCTGACGGCTTGATCGGTGACGACGGGATGCTGGAGATCAAGTGCCCGAACACGGCCACGCATCTCGACACCCTGCTCAGTGAGACGGTGCCGGCCAAGTACGTCACGCAGATGATGTGGCAGATGGCCTGCACGGGCCGGGCGTGGTGCGACTTCGTGTCGTTCGATCCGCGCTTGCCTGCCGAGATGAGCCTGTTCATCCGCCGCGTCCCCCGCGACGTGTCGATGATCCTCGACCTGGAGGGGGACGTTGCCGCCTTCCTCCGCGAGATCGACGGCAAGGTGGAAGCGCTGACGGCCCGTTATCGCAAGGCCGCCGCGTGACCCGTGAAACTACCCGATACGCCAGAAGTGCTTTGGGGACGCTGGCTCTGTCGCGAAATCCTCGCAGCCTTTCCGGGCGCCCAAATCACCGTAACCACAGCGAGGGACCCAGACCGGCTAAGAACCGGCTGGGGATCGCCTGACCATGAGCGAACGCCACTTCCTGAAGCTAACCAAGAGCAACCGCCGCATCGCCGCCGGGTGGGTCGCCAAGGCCCCTGACGGCTGGATGCTGGAAGTCCGCGAGCCGAACCGCTCCGTTGAGCAGAACGCCGGGTTCTACGGCTTGCTCGACCAAGTGCTGAAGCAACGCCCCGTCCACAACGGCGTGCAGATGGATCAGGCGCTTTGGAAGGCCGTGTTTATGGATGCCTGGGGGGCTGAGGTTCGCTTCCTCCCCAAGCTGGAAGGCGACGGCATGTTCCCGGTGGGCCACCGATCCTCGCACCTGACCGTGGGAGAAATGCGGGATCTGATCACCTTCATTCTGGCCTGGTGCGCGACCGCCGGGCTGAACATCGAACACTTCGACGAGGCCGCGTGATGAGCATCAAGCCATATCTGGAACTGATCGACGCCAAGCGGATCGCTTTCATCCCGCGTGGCATTGCTGACCTGCCTGCCCTTTCGCCCGCGCTGAAAGACCACCAGCGGCACGCGGTGGAGTTCGCCTTGCGCGCCGGCTGCGCCGCCCTGTTTCTCGATACTGGACTAGGGAAAACCCTTTGCGCCCTGGAATGGGGCCGCGTTGTGGTGGAGCATACCGGGCGCCCCGTCCTGATGCTCGCCCCGCTGGCCGTCGCTGCTCAACATGAGCGCGAGGCGGTCAAATTCGGCATCGACGCGAAGTCCATCCGCGAGCCCGATCAGATCGACGGCGCCCGCATCTACATCACGAACTATGACCGAATGTCCAAGTTTGACCCGGACCAGTTCTCGGGCGTCATTCTGGACGAAAGCAGCATCATCAAGAGCTTCTCTGGCCAGACCACCAGGGCGCTTATCGCTGCGTTCAAACACACCCCGTTCCGGCTCTGCTGCACCGCCACGCCGGCTCCGAACGACCACGCCGAACTAGGCCAACATTCCGAGTTCCTTGGCGTGATGAGCCAGAGCCAGATGCTTACCCGTTGGTTCATCCACGACAGCGCCGACACCGGCACATGGAAGATGAAGGGCCACGCGGTCAAAGACTTCTGGAATTGGGTGGCGAGCTGGGCGCGCTGTGTGTCCAAGCCGTCCGATCTCGGGTTCAGCGACGACGGCTACAACTTGCCGGCCCTCAACATGCAACGGCACATCGTCGAAGCTGACCGTAGCATTGACACTGGCGCGGAGAAGGACGGCCAGGCCCGGCTGTTCCGTATGCCCGACACGTCCGCGACTTCCATTCACCGGGAGAAGCGGATGACGACCGACGCCCGGGCCGACGTGATCGCCGCCCTGGTGGCGAAAGAGCCCGATGAGGCGTGGGTTATCTGGTGCGACACCGACTATGAAGCCGACGCTCTGGCGAGCCGGATTCCCGGCGCCGTTGAGGTTCGCGGGTCAATGTCTCCCGAACTTAAAGAGGCGAACCTTACCGCGTTCAGCACCGGACAGGCGCGGGTGATCATCACCAAGCCGTCAATCGCGGGGTTCGGCCTTAACTGGCAGCACGCGGCGCGAATGGCGTTCGTCGGCCTGAGTTTCTCATACGAGAGCTTCTATCAGGCCGTTCGCCGATGTTGGCGGTTCGGCCAGGCGCGGCCCGTCGATGTTCATGTGGCCTGCGCCGACACCGAAGAAAGCATCTGGCAGATCGTTAGCCGCAAGGCCGGCGACCACAATGCAATGAAGACCGAGATGACCGCCGCCATGAGCCGCGCCAGCCGCTCTGTTCCCGAACAAGCCCCGTATCAGCCGGCAAAGCCGCTGACCCTTCCGAAGTGGATTGCAGCATGACATCCGTACTTGACCAGCATTCCGGCGACCGTTTCACGGTTATCAATGGCGACTGTGTCGAGGTTGCCGCCGGGCTGCCCGACAACAGCATCGACTTCAGCGTCTACAGCCCGCCCTTCGCTCACCTGTTCGTCTACAGCGACAGCGAGCGCGATATGGGCAACGTCAAGGACGAGGCCGAATTTAAGGCGATCTACGCTCACCTGGTTAGGGAGAAGTTCAGGGCCACGAAGCCCGGACGCCTGACCGCCGTTCACTGCTCCGACATTCCCCGGACCAAGTCCGTGCATGGCAGTGTCGGGCTTTACGACTTTCCCGCTGACATCCGCGAGGTTCACGAAGCCGCCGGCTGGACGTACCATAGCCGGGTGACGATCTGGAAAGACCCGGTCGTTGAGATGACCCGGACCAAGGCGCTGGGGCTTCTCTACAAGCAGCTTCAGACCGACGCCACGCGCTCCCGTCAGGGGATGCCCGACTACCTGCTGGTGTTCCGCAAGACGCCCGCCGACGAGAGCCAGGCCGAAAAGGTCGGGCAGGATGCCAAGCTGTTCCCGGTGAGCCAGTGGCAGCAATGGGCATCGCCGGTCTGGATGGATATTCAGCAGACCAACGTGCTCAACGTGAAGGTCGCGCGCGAAGACAAGGACGAGCGCCACCTTTGCCCGCTGCAACTGGATCTGATTGATCGGGCGATACGCCTCTGGACCAATCCAAATGATGTCGTCTTCAGCCCCTTTACCGGCATTGGGTCCGAGGGATGGAGCGCGTTGAAGGCTGGGCGCAAGTTCATCGGGACCGAGCTTAAGACCGCATACTATCGGCAGGCCCTCAAGAACTTGACCGAGGCCGAAGCAACATGGAGCGGCCCGTCGCTCCTGTCCCTGGCAGGTGTGGCATGACCCCCAACCCTTCAAACCCCACACAGACAGAAGACCTGAAGCCCGGAGCGACGGTTTACATCAAAGGCGACAAGCGCACGCTAGGCCGCGTGGTTTGCGCTCAGGACGGAGGCTGGCTGGTCGATTGGGGCAACGATGTTCAGATGTGGCACTTGCCCATGGTTCTGTCGCTCTCCGCCGCCCCTATCCCTTCCTCCCTCAAGGGCTCGGACGTTGGGGAGGTGGGGGAGTGAGCGAGCTTCCAGCTCAATATCCCGTCGAGGGCCTAACCGGCGTAGGCTGGACCTTCAGCGCCTCGCACCGCGATCCGATCCGTCAGGAGCTTCACGGCCATTCCTACGAGGTAACGGCGTGGTTCGACCACAAGCCCGCCCGTGACGCCCTGGTCCTGCAAGAGCATCTGAAGAACGCCCTGACGGCCTTCGACCACAAGACGCTCCCCGATGAGATGACGCGCGGTGAGACGTTGGCGGCGGCCATCATGCACATCACAGACGCGGTGGGTGTGGAGCTTCGCCGGCCTCTGGAGCGGCTCTACGCGAAGGTGGGGAGGTGCGGGTGATCCACTACCACGGAACCCCGATCACGCCGAACGCGACCATGCTGACGCTGGCCGGCAAGTGCTTTTGCGTGTCGCATATGCGGCCCGATCAGGTGCGGATGGCCCATGAGATCGGACAATCCGTCATGCTCGACAACGGGGCTTTCAGCAAGTGGAAGTCCGGCAAGGATACCGACTGGCCCGCCTACTACACATGGGCCGACGAGTGGCTGAACTACCCGACCACATGGGCCGTCATCCCCGACGTGATCGACGCCGGGACGCAGGAGCAAGACGCCCTCATTCGCGAATGGCCC